CACCAAGCAGAGCAATAAAACCTGGTCCCTGACGCATCCGGTGGATGACGCAATTACCCTGCTGACACAGGGCGGCAGACTGACCTGTAAGTTCCGCCTCTCAGGCGCACTGACCAACAATCAGTTCGGGCTGGGGATTTATCTGTATACCGATGTAGCGTTACCTGACGTCGTGGCGATGACCGGGACTGGTAACCCGTTCCTGATGTCGTTCTTCACCCAGACCACAGACGGCAAACTGAATCTGATGCATCACAAGAAAGCCGGAAACACAAAGTTGGGCGAGTTCGGGAATTACAGTAACGACTGGCAGACGCTGGAGCTGGTGTTCACCGCCGGCAGTGCCACGGTTACTCCGAAACTGAATGGAGTGGCTGGCCCGGCATTCCAGGTCATAAAAGACAGTCTGACACTGGGGCTGAATGCGCTGACGCTGACGGATATTACCAAAAATGCAGCGTATGGCGTTGAGATAGAAAGTCTGGTGCTGGAGATAAATGCACCGGCATCATCATAAAAAGTGAGCCAGCCAAATGGAAGGTATCGTTAAACTCACCGGTAGTGTCAGTGGGTCGTCTGAGATGCCTGCATGAGTTATCAGAGCCATCAGTACTTAACTGGTGGCTTTTTTTATTGTTGTCAGCTTCCGGATAACGGGAGACGGGGTATGTACCAGATGGAAAAAATCACAACAGGTGTGTCATACACCACGTCAGCGGTGGGAACGGGCTACTGGTTCCTGCAGTTGCTGGACAGGGTTTCCCCGTCTCAGTGGGCGGCAATAGGCGTGCTGGGGAGTCTGCTGTTTGGGCTGCTGACATATCTGACTAACCTGTATTTCAAAATCAGAGAGGACCGTCGTAAGGCGGCGCGGGGAGAGTAAAGCGATGAAGAAAAAATACGAACTGGTTGTTAAAGGGATAAATAATTACCCGAATAAGATTACTGTTACTGTGGCACTGGAAATTGGTGGGTATCCGTCACTGTTGTTGCCAGATGTGGCGATTAGTCTTGACCGTACTGAAGATGCCACGCTGGAGTTTTACGAAGCTGAGGCGAAAAAGCAGGCGAAGCAGTTTTTCATGGATGTTGCTGCCGGGTTATGTGAAGGGGATGGTCCGTTGCCGGAAAAGCGCCCCGTAATTTTAGAGGCGCAGGATGTGTTGATAACCTACAGAGGAAAACTACCGGGAATAATTACTGGTTCTCTGAAGACTCCACCGCTGGCCTGAAGACTTAACATATCCAGGGATTTGAAATCGATAAACCCTGATAAATATCCATGAACACCAAAATCAAATACGGCCTGTCGGCTGCCGTTCTGGCGCTGATTGCCGCTGGTGCGTCTGCGCCTGACATTCTCGATCAGTTTCTGGATGAAAAGGAAGGCAATCACACCACGGCATACCGTGATGGTGCAGGTATCTGGACCATCTGCCGTGGTGCCATCATGGTGGATGGCAAACCTGTCGTTCCGGGCATGAAGTTGTCGAAGGAAAAATGCGACCAGGTTAACGCCATTGAGCGTGATAAAGCGCTGGCGTGGGTGGAGAAAAACATCAAAGTGCCATTGAGCGAACCCCAGAAAGCGGGGATCGCGTCATTCTGTCCGTACAACATTGGTCCCGGTAAGTGTTTCCCGTCGACGTTTTATAAACGAATTAATGCAGGTGATCGCAGGGGAGCGTGTGAGGCGATTCGCTGGTGGATTAAGGACGGTGGCAGAGACTGCCGTATTCGTTCAAACAACTGCTACGGTCAGGTATCCCGTCGTGACCAGGAGAGCGCGCTGGCGTGCTGGGGTATCGACAGATAAGCAGAATATTTTGCTGAAAAATAAAGCATGGCCACGCGGGCGGATAACATGAAATCCTGCGAACTGGCGAAACGTAAGTGAATAAAAGTAAAAACCCCGTTTGTTGGCACCAAGCGGGGTTTTGTGTTTCCTGACTCCGGAAAAGTCAAAGGAGAAAGTGTGTTTGATTTTAGCAAACTGATTCGGGAGATTCGAGTGATGGCTGAAAAATTATCCACCTGGAAGTTCATTCTTATCTGGCTGGTGTTTGTGATTATGGCCTCCGGTTATTTCATCGGTCAGATACGCTGGTGGTGAAATGAACCGCGTACTGTGCGTGGTCATCATTGCCCTGCTGGTGGCCTGTGGTGCGCTTAGTCTGGGGCTGAATCATTACCGTGATAACGCCATTACCTACAAAGCCCAGCGCGACAAAAATGTCAGAGAACTGAAGCTGGCGAACGCGGCAATTACTGACATGCAGATGCGTCAGCGTGATGTTGCTGCGCTCGATGCAAAATACACGAAGGAGTTAGCTGATGCGAAAGCTGAAAATGATGCTCTGCGTGATGATGTTGCCGCTGGTCGTCGTCGGTTGCACATCAAAGCAGTCTGTCAGTCAGTGCGTGAAGCCACCACCGCCTCCGGCGTGGATAATGCAGCCTCCCCCCGACTGGCAGACACCGCTGAACGGGATTATTTCACCCTCAGAGCGCGACTGATAATAATGCAAAAACAACTTGAAGGGGCACAGCTATACATTCGAGAGCAATGCCTCAGATAAAAACCGGCCAAGGATAATCCGCTGAAGATTCGCCGGTGGCTAAAGTGTGCCAAGAGTTCAATTTACGCAATTACTCCAGTCGATGCTATGCACCGTCTTTGTGAAGTCAATGGATACCTGATTTATTTCTGTGCGCTGTATCGTCGCTGTACTCTTGCATTAATTATGACTGTAGCCTGACGGGGAACTCCTTCTGCACAAGTGTGGGGGAATAATCAAAAACGATGCACACCGGGGTTACCGGGTACACATATTTCATCATGCCAGCGAGTCCGGTTCTGGCACGGAAGAAACCGGACGTTATGATTTAGTGCGGAAATATTTGTGTAGTGTTCTGAATGTTCTCAGTAAAGAGTAATGAATTATCAAAGGTATAGTAATACCTTTTGTTTTCGTGGATATTTGTAATCCATCTGAAAACCCCTGCTGTAGCAAGATTTTTCCTGTATTCGTAAAATGATAACTCTCCTGATTTGAATCCTTTTAAGGTGGCTTCTATAAGGCATTTATTTTTTGAAAATCTTACATTTACAACCTTACCCTGTCCTTTTATTAAAACCGTATTATCGTTTTCAAGAACAAGATGAATATTCTCTGTGGCTAAATAGTAAATGTAATGTGAGACATTGTGACGTTTTAGTTCAGAATAAAACCAGTGATAGTTTAAATTATTTCGCACTTTATCGAATATTTGTTTAAAAATGGCAACCTGAGCCATTGTAGTACCTTCCATGTGATATGAGGGGGCGTAGTCTGCACGATTATCTAAATTGCTTCAATCTGGTCTGACCTGTTTTCTGAGCAATTCAGTAATGTCACTCTTTTCTTTGTTTGCTTCAGGCGAAACTCTTTTTACTGAGCACAGTCTCCGGCGGCAGGCTTCAATGACCCAGGCTGAGAAATTCCCGGACCCTTTTTGAACAAGAGCGATGTTAATTTGTTCAATCATCTGGTTTGGAAATCGGATGTTGCGGGTTGTTGTTCTGCGGGTTCTGTTCTTTGATGACATAATGTTTCCCCATATTCAGTGTTGCTGATTTGTATTATCTGAAGTTGCTTTTACGTTAATTTGACGCAGATCAATCAATACGATACCTGCGTCATAATTGATTATTTCTCGTGGTTTGATGGCGTACACACATGTTGTGATAAACCTTATATAGATGATAATCATTATCATTTCGTGGGTCCTTTCCGGCGATCCGGGCCGTTACGGGGCGGCGACCTCGCGGGTTTTCGCTATTTATGAAAATTTTCCGGGATCCATGTCCGGTTTCTCTTCAAGTTAACTATATGAAAAATATAAAAACAGGTCTTCTGTGAACCGGACATGAACAAAAAACAGACATGTAAACCGGACATGACCGGTTTTGTTGTGATTGTGAGGTGAGAGTTTTTGCGAGGTGAGGAGTGGCTACGCAGACTGAAGTTGCCAGGCATTTAAGTCTGACCGATCGCCAGCTTCGCAGATTGCAGAAATTGCCGGGTGCCCCGATATCGAATAAGCGAGGGCAACTGGATCTGGATGCCTGGCGCGATTTTTACATATCGTATCTGAGGAGAAGTAAAAACGATGTGCCTGATGGCGATAGCGAAGACGACTATGAGGAGAAATTGCTTATTGCCAGATGGGAACTGACAGCAGAACAGGCTGTTACACAGCAGTTAAAAAATGAGGTGTCAAAAGGAAAACTTATTGACACCGGGTTCTGTATTTTTGCCCTCAGTAAGCTGGCAATGGCGTTATCCAGTACGCTTGATTCCATCCCTTTATCCATGCAGCGACAGTTTCCTGATTTAACACCGCGCCATCTTGACCATCTGAAAACCCTTATTGCGAAGGGGGCAAATCAGTGTGCGCGGGCAGGGGATAAATTACCGGATTTACTCGATGAATATATCAGAGCAACAACTGAATAATATGGTGGCCGCCGTTTCGGTTGCGCTGCAGCCTCTGGTCAGGGTTGTACCGATGACGGCAGTTGAATGGGCTGACCAGTATTATTATCTGCCGAAAGAATCCTCATACGGTGACGGCGAATGGAAAACGCTGCCGTTCCAGATCGCCATCATGAACAGTATGGGGAATGATCAGATCCGCACTGTTAATCTGATTAAATCTGCCCGTGTTGGCTATACAAAGATGTTGCTGGGAGTCGCCGGGTATTTTATTGAGCATAAATCCCGAAACAGTCTGCTTTTTCAGCCCACGGATTCTGCCGCTGAAGATTTTATGAAGTCTCACGTGGAGGCGACGATTCGGGACGTGCCATGCCTGAAAGATCTTTCCCCGTGGCTGGGTCGTAAACATCGTGACAATACTCTCACGCTGAAACGCTTTTCATCGGGGGTGGGCTTCTGGTGCCTGGGTGGTGCGGCAGCAAAAAACTACCGTGAAAAATCCGTGGACGTGGTCTGCTATGACGAACTTTCCTCGTTCGAGCCGGATGTCGAAAAAGAGGGCTCGCCAACCCTGCTGGGGGATAAGCGTATTGAGGGCTCGGTATGGCCAAAATCCATTCGCGGCTCGACGCCTAAAATAAAAGGCTCCTGCCAGATCGAAAAAGCGGCCAACGAGTCGGCGCATTTCATGCGTTTTTATGTGTCCTGCCCGCACTGTGGGGAGGCGCAGTATCTGAAATTTGGCGATGAGTCCACGCCTTTTGGCCTTAAATGGGAGAAGGACAGCCCCGAAAGCGTTTTCTACCTCTGTGAACATCATGGCTGCGTGATCCATCAGTCTGAGCTTGACCAGAGCAACGGGCGGTGGATCTGCGAAAACACGGGCATGTGGACCCGCGACGGTCTGACGTTTTTCAGCGCCGCGGATAATGAAATTCCGCCGCCGCGCTCCATCACATTTCATATCTGGACGGCGTACAGTCCGTTCACCACCTGGGTACAGATTGTCTATGACTGGCTGGATGCACTGAAAGATCCCAACGGCCTGAAAACCTTTGTGAACACCACGCTGGGCGAGACCTGGGAAGAGGCCGTGGGCGAAAAACTCGATCACCAGGTGCTGATGGATAAGGTGGTGCGTTACACGGCGACGGTGCCTGCCCGGGTGGTTTATCTGACGGCGGGCATTGACTCGCAGCGAAACCGTTTTGAGATGTATGTCTGGGGATGGGCTCCGGGAGAGGAAGCCTTTCTGGTGGATAAAATCATCATTATGGGGCGTCCTGATGAGGAAGAGACGCTGTTACGTGTGGATGCGGCGATCAACAAAAAATACCGCCATGCGGATGGCACCGAAATGACTATTTCCCGTGTCTGCTGGGACACCGGGGGGATCGATGGTGAAATTGTTTATCAGAGATCAAAAAAACACGGTGTTTTCCGGGTGCTGCCGGTAAAAGGCGCATCTGTCTATGGCAAGCCGGTGATCACCATGCCAAAAACCCGCAATCAGCGGGGCGTGTATCTGTGTGAAGTGGGAACGGACACCGCAAAAGAAATTCTCTATGCCCGTATGAAAGCCGATCCCTCGCCTGCGGATGAAGCCACGTCGTATGCCATCCGTTTTCCTGATGATCCGGAGATTTTTTCGCAGACAGAGGCGCAGCAACTGGTGGCGGAAGAGCTGGTGGAGAAGTGGGAAAAAGGAAAGATGCGTCTGCTGTGGGATAACAAAAAGCGGCGTAACGAAGCGCTGGACTGCCTGGTGTATGCCTACGCGGCATTACGTGTGTCCGTGCAACGCTGGCAGCTTGATCTGGCTGTACTGGCAAAATCCCGGGAAGAAGAGACGACCCGGCCAACCCTGAAAGAACTGGCAGCGAAGCTGTCCGGAGGAGTGAATGGTTACAGTCGCTGAACTGCAGGCGCTGCGTCAGGCGCGCCTTGATTTATTAACCGGTAAACGGGTGGTGTCTGTCCAGAAAGATGGTCGCAGAATTGAATATACGGCGGCTTCTCTGGATGAGCTTAACCGGGCGATCAATGATGCGGAGTCGGTACTGGGGACAACCCGGCGTCGCCGTCGTCCGCTGGGAGTGAGGTTATGAAACGAACGCCTGTCCTGATTGATGTGAACGGCGTTCCGCTTCGTGAGAGTCTCAGCTACAACGGGGGCGGTGCAGGATTTGGCGGGCAAATGGCGGAGTGGTTGCCACCGGCGCAGAGTGCCGATGCAGCCCTGCTGCCTGCGTTGCGTCTGGGGAATGCCCGGGCAGATGATCTGGTGCGCAATAACGGAATAGCGGCCAATGCGGTGGCACTGCATAAGGATCACATTGTCGGGCATATGTTTCTTATCAGCTACCGTCCGAACTGGCGCTGGCTGGGGATGCGGGAGACCGCAGCAAAAAGCTTTGTCGATGAGGTGGAGGCGGCCTGGTCGGAATACGCCGAAGGGATGTCTGGCGAGATCGACGTGGAAGGAAAACGCACGTTCACGGAATTTATCCGTGAAGGTGTGGGCGTTCATGCGTTTAACGGCGAAATCTTTGTGCAGCCGGTCTGGGATACGGAAACCACGCAGTTATTCCGTACGCGTTTTAAAGCCGTGAGTCCGAAACGGGTGGACACGCCAGGACACGGTATGGGGAACCGTTTTCTGCGGGCCGGTGTGGAGGTCGATCGATATGGTCGTGCCGTTGCGTACCATATCTGTGAGGATGATTTTCCGTTCTCCGGGAGTGGACGATGGGAACGGATCCCGCGTGAACTTCCCACCGGGCGTCCGGCCATGCTGCATATTTTCGAGCCGGTGGAGGACGGGCAGACCCGTGGGGCCAATCAGTTTTACAGCGTAATGGAACGGCTGAAGATGCTCGATTCCCTGCAGGCAACACAGCTTCAGTCGGCCATAGTGAAGGCGATGTATGCAGCGACGATTGAAAGTGACCTTGATACCGAAAAGGCCTTTGAATATATCGCCGGTGCGCCGCAGGGGCAGAAGGATAATCCGCTTATTAATATTCTGGATAAGTTCTCCACCTGGTATGACACGAATAACGTGACGCTGGGTGGTGTCAAAATTCCGCACCTTTTCCCCGGGGATGATCTGAAACTACAGACTGCGCAGGATTCAGACAATGGATTTTCGGCGCTTGAACAGGCGCTGCTGCGGTATATCGCCGCCGGTCTTGGCGTTTCCTACGAACAGTTGTCCCGTGATTACTCGAAGGTCAGTTATTCAAGTGCCAGGGCCTCTGCCAATGAGTCGTGGCGCTATTTTATGGGGCGGCGAAAATTTATTGCGGCCCGGCTGGCCACGCAGATGTTTTCCTGCTGGCTGGAAGAGGCACTTCTTCGGGGGATTATCCGTCCGCCACGGGCGCGTTTTGATTTTTATCAGGCGCGATCAGCCTGGTCACGGGCAGAGTGGATTGGTGCCGGAAGAATGGCCATTGACGGGCTCAAGGAGGTTCAGGAATCGGTGATGCGCATTGAGGCCGGACTGAGCACGTATGAGAAAGAGCTGGCGCTGATGGGCGAGGATTATCAGGACATTTTCCGCCAGCAGGTCAGGGAATCTGCAGAGCGGGAAAAAGCCGGACTCTCACGTCCGGTGTGGATAGCGCAGGCGTATCAGCAGCAGATAGCGGAGAGTCGCAGGCCGGAAGAGGAGACAACACCCCGTGAGACGTAATCTTTCACACATTATTGCCGCAGCATTCAATGAACCGCTGCTTCTGGAGCCCGCCTATGCGCGGGTTTTCTTTTGCGCGCTCGGGCGCGAGATGGGGGCAGCAAGTCTTTCGGTACCACAACAGCAGGTACAGCTTGATGCTCCCGGAATGCTGGCTGAAACGGACGAGTACATGGCCGGAGGTAAACGACCGGCCCGTGTTTACCGGGTGGTGAACGGTATTGCTGTACTGCCGGTGACAGGCACGCTGGTGCACCGGCTGGGGGGGATGCGGCCATTTTCCGGAATGACAGGCTATGACGGCATTGTCGCCTGTCTTCAGCAGGCAATGGCGGATAGCCAGGTGCGGGGCGTACTGCTGGACATTGACAGTCCGGGCGGGCAGGCCGCCGGCGCGTTTGACTGCGCTGACATGATTTACCGCCTCCGTCAGCAGAAGCCGGTCTGGGCACTGTGCAATGACACGGCCTGTTCTGCAGCCATGCTGCTGGCGTCGGCCTGCTCCCGACGGCTGGTTACCCAGACATCCCGTATCGGCTCCATTGGCGTGATGATGAGCCATGTCAGCTATGCCGGTCATCTGGCGCAGGCCGGTGTGGATATCACGCTGATTTACTCAGGGGCGCACAAGGTGGATGGCAATCAGTTTGAAGCCTTACCGGCAGAGGTTCGCCAGGACATGCAGCAGCGCATTGATGCGGCGCGCCGGATGTTTGCCGAAAAAGTGGCCATGTTTACCGGTCTGTCTGTTGATGCCGTCACGGGAACAGAGGCCGCCGTTTTTGAAGGTCAGTCCGGCATTGATGCCGGGCTGGCGGATGAATTAGTCAATGCGTCGGATGCCATCAGCGTGATGGCCACGGCGCTGAACAGTAATGTCAGAGGAGGCACTATGCCGCAATTAACTGCAACGGAAGCCGCCGCGCAGGAGAACCAGCGAGTGATGGGGATCCTGACATGCCAGGAAGCGAAAGGACGTGAACAGCTTGCCACGATGCTGGCAGGACAACAGGGCATGAGCGTTGAACAGGCCCGGGCGATTCTGGCCGCGGCGGCACCGCAGCAGCCGGTGGCATCCACGCAGAGTGAAGCCGATCGCATTATGGCGTGTGAAGAAGCGAACGGTCGTGAACAACTGGCGGCAACGCTGGCGGCGATGCCGGAGATGACGGTGGAAAAAGCCCGCCCGATCCTGGCTGCTTCACCGCAGGCGGATGCCGGACCCTCACTCCGTGATCAGATCATGGCACTGGATGAGGCAAAAGGGGCTGAGGCGCAGGCTGAACAACTGGCTGCCTGCCCGGGAATGACTGTGGAGAGCGCCCGGGCTGTGCTGGCTGCGGGATCAGGTAAGGCAGAACCGGTCTCTGCATCCACAACCGCCCTGTTTGAACGCATCATGGCGAACCATTCACCGGCAGCGGTACAGGGTGGCGTGCCACAGACGTCAGCAGACGGTGATGCGGACGTGAAAATGCTCATGGCCATGCCATGAAGTCAGTGCTGATCATCAACAGGAGGTTTTTACAATATGGTAACGAAAACCATCACTGAACAGCGTGCGGAAGTACGTATTTTTGCCGGTAATGATCCGGCTCATACCGCCACAGGCAGCAGCGGGATTTCCTCGGCAACACCGGCACTGACGCCCCTGATGCTGGATGAAGCCAGCGGGAAACTGGTGGTCTGGGACGGACAGAAAGCCGGTAGTGCAGTTGGCATACTGGTACTGCCGCTTGAAGGCACAGAGACGGTACTGACCTATTACAAGTCGGGGACCTTTGCGACGGAGGCAATCCGCTGGCCTGAAAGTGTGGATGAACACAAAAAGGCAAATGCCTTTGCCGGCAGTGCCCTGAGTCACGCGGCGCTGCCGTAACACGTTATCAGGCCACCGCGGTGGCCTGACTGATTTCTGAATGAAAGGAACTGATTTATGGGATTGTTTACGACCCGCCAGTTACTCGGTTATACCGAACAAAAAGTGAAATTTCGTGCGCTGTTTCTGGAGCTGTTTTTCCGCCGTACGGTGAATTTCCATACCGAAGAGGTGATGCTGGACAAAATTACCGGAAAAACGCCGGTGGCGGCCTATGTCTCCCCGGTTGTTGAAGGAAAAGTGCTGCGTCATCGTGGTGGTGAAACCCGCGTGTTACGTCCGGGCTACGTCAAGCCGAAACACGAATTTAATTACCAGCAGGCGGTTGAGCGTCTTCCCGGTGAAGATCCGGCTCAGCTGAACGACCCGGCCTACCGTCGTCTGCGTATCATCACTGATAACCTCAAACAGGAAGAGCACGCCATTGTCCAGGTGGAAGAAATGCAGGCGGTGAATGCCGTGCTGTATGGCAAATACACGATGGAAGGAGACCAGTTCGAGAAAATTGAGGTCGATTTTGGCAGGTCGACGAAGAATAACATCACTCAGGGTAGTGGTAAGGAGTGGTCAAAACAGGATCGTGACACGTTCGATCCTACACATGATCTTGACCTCTACTGCGACCAGGCCAGCGGTCTTGTGAATATTGCCATTATGGACGGTACCGTCTGGCGTCTGCTGAATGGCTTTAAATTGTTCCGCGAAAAACTGGATACCCGTCGCGGCTCTAATTCGCAACTCGAAACAGCGGTGAAAGACCTGGGCGCGGTGGTGTCCTTCAAAGGGTATTACGGCGATCTGGCCATTGTGGTGGCAAAAACGTCTTATGTGGCAGAGGACGGTACCGAAAAACGTTATCTGCCTGAGGGCTCGCTGGTCCTGGGGAATACGGCAGCAGAGGGCATTCGTTGCTATGGTGCCATTCAGGATGCGCAGGCGTTGTCCGAAGGTGTGGTGGCCTCTTCCCGTTATCCGAAACACTGGCTGACGGTAGGGGATCCCGCCCGTGAATTTACCATGACGCAGTCCGCGCCGCTGATGGTGTTGCCGGACCCGGATGAGTTTGTGGTGGTACAGGTGAAATAATCCGTGAGCGGGGGCGAAATGCCCCCGTGTCTTTTTTCACAGGGGGATGATATGGCAACGAAAGAGCAAAATCTGAAACGGCTTGATGAACTGGCCCTGATTCTGGGGCGTGAGCCGGATATATCCGGGAGTGCCGCAGAGATAGCGCAGCGGGTGGCAGAATGGGAAGAGGAAATGCAGTCATCCGGCGATGATGTACAGGTTATGAATATGGATATCCGGGAGAGGGAAAACGCGGCTCATGATGTTCGTGAGGAAACATCCGGCGCGTTAACGCGCATCAGAGTTCTGACCTGCCTCCATCTCTGTGGCGTTGATGGTGAAACGGGGGAATCCGTTGAGCTTGCGGATGTTGGTCGGGTGATTCTGATTATGTCCTCAGATGCAAAAACACACGTTGATGGTGGAATGGCTGTTTATGCGTGATTTTCAGAATGCCTTTGATGCCGCCCTTGCCGGGGTGGACAGTACGATTGTTGAAGTGATGGGCATCAGTGCGCAGTTCACCTCGGGGGCACAGTGTGGCAGCGAAGTTCAGGGGGTTTTTGACGATCCGGAGTCGCTGGGGTTTGCCGGTAGCGGGGTCCGTATTGAAGGAAGCTGCCCGTCATTATTTGTACGGACGGATACGGTTCGTGCTGTGCGGCGTGGTGACACGCTGACCATTAATGGTGAGACATTCTGGGTGGATCGTGTTTCTCCGGATGACGGGGGCAGTTGTTATCTCTGGCTCAACCGTGGGCAACCACCGGCAGTTAACCGGCGACGATAAACGCAGGGTGAATTATGGCGATAAAAGGGCTTGATCAGGCGATTGAAAATCTGAGCCGGGTTCGTAAAAACGCCATTCCGGCGGCTTCAGCAATGGCCATTAACCGCGTGGCCACAACGGCGATTAATCAGTCTTCGTCACAGGTTGCCCGGGAGACCAGGGTGAGCCGGAAACTGGTAAAGGAACGGTCCAGACTGAAACGGGCCACGGTCAGAAATCCGAATGCCAGAATTATCGTTAACCGCGGTGATCTCCCGGTGATTAAGCTGGGGATCAGGATGCCGGGGCGTCGTCCGGACAGCATACTCAAAGCCGGTCAGCATCGTTATCAGCGGGCATTTATTCAGCGATTAAAAAATGGTCGCTGGCATGTCATGCAGCGTGTGGTCGGGAAAAACCGTTACCCCATTGATGTGGTGAAAATCCCGATGGCGGCCCCACTGAAACAGGCGTTTGATGAGAATGTTGACCGTATCCGGCGTGAACGTCTGCCCGGAGAACTGGCATACGCGCTGAAACAACAACTGAGGATTGCGATAAAACGATGAAACATACTGATATCCGTGCTGCAGTGCTGGATGCACTGGAGCTGCATGAACACGGGGCGACGCTGTTTGATGGTCGCCCCGTTGTTTTTGACGAAGAGGATTTTCCCGCGGTCGCGGTTTATCTGACGGATGCAGAGTATACCGGTGAAGAGCTGGATGCAGATACCTGGCGGGCCACACTGCATATTGAGGTGTTTTTACCAGCACAGGTACCGGATTCGGAGCTGGATTCGTGGATGGAAAGCCGGATTTATCCGGCGATGACTGCGATCCCGGCACTGGCAGACCTGATTACCACGATGGTTACGCAGGGCTATGAGTATCGTCGTGATGACGATATGGCGTTATGGAGTTCTGCGGATCTGACTTATTCCATTACATACGAGATGTGAGGACGATATGTCAACACCAAATCCCCTTGAGCCGGTAAAAGGTGCCGGTACCACCCTGTGGGTTTATAACGGTCAGGGTGACGCCTATGCAAACCCGTTGTCAGACGATGACTGGCAGCGACTGGCTAAGGTGAAGGATCTGACGCCGGGCGAGATGACGGCAGAACCCTACGATGATAACTACCTGGATGATGAAGACGCGGACTGGAGCGCGACCGGGCAGGGGCAGAAGTCTGCAGGAGATACCAGTTTTACGCTGGCCTGGAAACCGGGAGAAGAAGGTCAGAAAGGGCTTATAGGCTGGTTTGAAAGCGGGGATGTGCGGGCCTATAAAATCCGTTTCCCGAACGGCACGGTGGATGTGTTCCGTGGCTGGGTCAGCAGTATCGGTAAGGCCGTAACGGCGAAGGAAGTGATCACCCGCACGGTGAAAGTGACCAACGTGGGTAAACCTTCTGTGGCGGAAGAACGCAGCGAAATTACGCCGGTCACTGCGATTAAGGTGACGCCGACATCTGGTACGGTGGCAAAAGGGAAAACAACAACCCTGACGGTTTCTTTTGAGCCGGAAAGTGCAACCGACAAGACGTTCAGAGCGGTTTCCGCCGATCCGTCAACGGGAACCATTGCTGTGAAAGATATGGTGATCACTGTGACGGGGGTTAAGGCTGGAAAAGTGAGTATCCCCGTGATTTCCGGTAATGGTCAGTTTGCCACGGTAGCTGAAGTCACCGTTACTGAAGCGGGCGCTGCAGGGTAAACGGAGGTCATACATGTTTCTGAAAACAGAACAATTTGAATATAACGGTGTGTCTGTCACGCTTTCCGAATTGTCTGCGCTGCAGCGTATTGAGCATCTTGCCCTCCTGAAACGGCGTGCAGAACAGGCAGAATCCAGCGGCAACCTGCAGGTAAGCGTGGAAGATCTCGTCAGAACCGGCGCGTTTCTGGTGGCGATGTCCCTGTGGCATAACCATCCGCAGAAAACGGGGTCACCGTCAATGAATGAGGCCGTGATGCAGATTGAGCAGGAAGTCCTGACCACCTGGCCTGCTGATGCCATTGCCCGGGCGGAAGATGTGGTGTTGCGTCTGTCCGGGATGAGCGGGCCTGTTCATGTGGATACGGATATCACCGAAGTGGCGAAAAATAACGCGCTGACTGATGATGATTTTTCTGCGGGAAAGTCTTCGACGGCGAGCTGAATTTTGCCCTCAGACTGGCGCGTGAGATGGGGAGGCCTGACTGGCGCGCCATGCTTGCCGGGATGACATCCACCGAATATGCCGACTGGCGACATTTTTACCGCATGCATTATTTTCACGATACCCAGCTGGATATGCATTTTTCCGGGCTGACGTACGCTGTACTCAGCCTGTTTTTTTGCGATCCGGATATGCATCCCTCTGATTTCAGTCTGCTTGTCCCCCGGCATGAGGAAGAGCAGGTGGAGAGGCCGGATGAGGACAAAATGCTGATGCAGAAAGCGGCAGGACTTGCCGGAGGCGTCCGGTTCGGTGGGGACGGAGGGCGCGATATTTTATCGTCTGCGGATGTGGCGGATGTCATGGTGGATGATGCCGCATTAATGATGGCTTCAGCGGGGATTCCGGGAGGTGTGAGATATGTCCCAGCCGGTTGGTGATCTTGTTATTGACCTGAGTCTGGATGCTGTCCGTTTCGATGAGCAGATGAGCCGGGTAAGGCGTCATTTTTCAGGTCTGGATACCGACGTCAGAAAAACCGCCAGTGCTGTTGAACAGGGCCTGAGCCGCCAGGCGCTGGCTGCACAAAAAGCCGGGATTTCCGTCGGGCAGTATAAAGCGGCCATGCGAACCCTGCCCGCACAGTTTACGGATATCGCCACGCAGCTTGCCGGTGGTCAGAATCCCTGGCTGATCCTGCTGCAACAGGGCGGTCAGGTGAAGGACTCCTTCGGCGGGATGATCCCCATGTTCAGGGGGCTTGCCGGTGCGATCACCCTGCCGATGGTCGGGGTCACCTCGCTGGCGGTGGCGACAGGTGCGCTGGTGTACGCCTGGTACCAGGGAGATTCCACGCTTTCAGCGTTTAATAAAACCCTGGTTCTTTCCGGTAATCAGTCCGGACTGACTGCCGATCGTATGCTGACTCTCTCAAGAGCCGGGCAGGCAGCAGGGCTGACGTTTAACCAGGCGAGAGAGTCACTGGCAGCCCTGGTGAATGCCGGTGTGCGTGGTGGTGAACAGTTTGATGCCATCAACCAGAGTGTCGCGCGTTTTGCGTCTGCATCCGGTGTGGAGGTGGATAAAGTCGCTGAAGCCTTCGGGAAGCTGACCACCGACCCTACGTCGGGGCTGATTGCGATGGCGCGCCAGTTCCGTAACGTGACGGCAGAGCAGATTGCGTATGTTGCGCAGCTGCAGCGTTCCGGTGATGAGGCCGGGGCCTTACAGGCGGCGAACGATATCGCCACGAAAGGCTTTGATGAGCAGACCCGTCGCCTGAAAGAAAACATGGGGACACTGGAGACCTGGGCGGATAAAACCGGGAAGGCATTCAAATCGATGTGGGATGCCATTCTGGATATCGGTCGTCCTGAGTCCTCAGCGGATATGCTCGCCAGTGCGCAGAAGGCATTTGATGAGGCGGATAAAAAATGGCAGTGGTACCAGAGCCGGAGCCAGCGCCGCGGTAAAACCTCCTCTTTCCGGGCCAACCTTCAGGGCGCATGGAATGACCGGGAAAATGCCCGTCTGGGGCTGGCAGCGGCCACGCTGCAGTCGGATATGGAAAAAGCCGGTGAACTGGCCGCCAGGGACCGGGCCGAACGGGACGCATCACAGCTGAAGTATACCGGAGAGGCGCAGAAGGCGTATGAGCGTCTGCTGACGCCGCTGGAGAAATATACCGCCCGTCAGGAAGAACTGAATAAGGCACTGAAAGACGGGAAAATCCTGCAGGCAGATTACAACACGCTGATGGCGGCGGCGAAAAAGGACTATGAAGCGACGCTGAAAAAGCCGAAACAGTCCGGCGTGAAGGTGTCTGCGGGCGATCGTCAGGAAGACAGTGCTCATGCTGCCCTGCTGACGCTTCAGGCAGAACTCCGGATGCTGGAGAAGCATGCCGGAGCGAATGAGAAAATCAGCCAGCAGCGTCGCGATTTATGGAAAGCGGAAAATCAGTATGCGGTCCTGAAAGAGGCAGCCACGAAACGGCAGTTATCTGAGCAGGAAAAATCCCTGCTGGCCCATGAGAAAGAGACGCTGGAGTACAAACGCCAGCTGGCTGAGCTGGGAGACAAAGTTGAACACCAGAAACGGCTGAATCAGCTGGCACAGCAGGCTGCGCGGTTTGAGCAGCAGCAGGGCGCGAAGCAGGCGGCAATCAGTGCCCAGGCGCGGGGCCTCACCGACCGTCAGGCGCAGCGGGAGTCGGAAGAGCAGCGCCTTCGTGACGTGTACGGTGATAATCCGGATGCGCTGGCGAAGGCCACATCTGCACTGAAGAACACCTGGTCTGCGGAGGAGCAGCTTCGTGGAAGCTGGATGGCCGGTCTGAAGTCCGGCTGGGGCGAGTGGGCAGAAAGTGCGACGGACAGTTTTTCGCAGGTTAAAAGCGTGGCCACGCAGACCTTTGACGGTATTGCACAGAATATGGCAGCGATGCTGACCGGCAGCGAACAGAACTGGCGTGGTTTCACCCGTTCTGTGCTCTCCATGCTGACAGAGATTTTTCTGAAGCAGGCGATGGTGGGGATAGTCGGGAGTATCGGCAGCGCCATTGGCGGTGCTTTCGGTGGTGGTGCGTCTGCCTCCACGGGGACGGCCATTCAGGCTGCGGCGGCGAACTTCCATTTCGCGACCGGGGGATTTACGGGGACGGGGGGTAAATATGAACCTGCGGGAATTGTTCATCGCGGGGAGTTTGTCTTCACGAAGGAAGCAACCAGCCGGATTGGCGTCGGCAACCTGTACCGCCTGATGCGGGGCTATGCGGAAGGTGGTTATGTGGGCGGTGCCGGAAGTCCGGCGCAGATGCGGCGGGCTGAAGGCATTAATTTTAATCAGAACAATCACGTGGTGATTCAGAACGATGGTACGAATGGTCTGCCAGGTCCACAGATGATGAAGGCAGTGTATGACATGGCCCGCAAGGGTGCCCGTGATGAAATTCAGACACAGATGCGTGATGGTGGCCTGTTCTCCGGAGGTGGACGATGAAAACCTTCCGCTGGAAAGTGAAACCCGGTATGGATGTGGCTTCGGCCCCTTCTGTAAGAAAGGTGCGCTTTGGTGATGGTTATTCCCAGCGAGCGCCTGCCGGGCTGAATGCCAACCTGAAAACGTACAGCGTGACGTTTTCTGTTCCCCGTTGGGAGGCCACGGCGCTTGAGTCGTTTCTGGCTGAGCACGGGGGCTGGAAATCCTTTCTGTGGACGCCGCCTTATGAGTGGCGGCAGATAAAGGTGACCTGCGCAAAATGGTCGTCACGGGTCAGTATGCTGCGTGTTGAGTTCAGCGCAGAGTTTGAACAGGTGGTGAACTGATGCAGGATATCCGGCAGGAAACACTGAATGAATGCACCCGTGCGGAGCAGTCGGCCAGCGTGGTGCTCTGGGAAATCGATCTGACAGAGGTCGGTGGAGAACGTTATTTTTTCTGTAATGAGCAGAACGAAAAAGGTGAGCCGGTCACCTGGCAGGGGCGACAGTATCAGCCGTATCCCATTCAGGGGAGTGGTTTTGAACTGAATGGCAAAGGCACCAGTACGCGCCCCACGCTGACGGTTTCTAACCTGTACGGTATGGTCACCGGGATGGCGGAAGATCTGCAGAGTCTGGTCGGCGGAACGGTGGTCCGGCGTAAGGTTTACGCCCGTTTTCTGGATGCGGTGAACTTCGTCAACGGAAACAGTGACGCCGATCCGGAGCAGGAGGTGATCAGCCGCTGGCGCATTGAGCAGTGCAGCGAACTGAGCGCGGTCAGTGCCTCCTTTGTACTGTCCACGCCGACGGAAACGGACGGCGCTGTTTTTCCGGGACGTATCATGCTGGCCAACACCTGCACCTGGACCTATCGCGGCGGTGAGTGCGGTTATCACGGTCCGGCGGTCGCGGATGAATATGACCAGCCAACGTCCGATATCACGAAGGATAAATGCAGTAAATGCCTGAGCGGTTGTAAGTTTCGCAATAACGTCGGCAACTTTGGCGGCTTCCTTTCCATTAACAAACTTTCGCAGTAAATCCCATGACAGAGACAGAATCAGCGATTCTGGCGCACGCCCGGCGATGTGCGCCAGCGGAGTCGTGCGGCTTCGTGGTGAGAACGCCGGAGGGGGAAAGATATTTTCCCTGCGTGAATATTTCCGGTGAGCCGGAGGATTATTTCCGGATGGCTCCGGAGGACTGGCTGCAGGCAGAGATGCAGGGTGAGATTGTGGCGCTGGTCCACAGCCACCCCGGTGGTCTGCCCTGGCTGAGTGAGGCTGACCGGCGGCTGCAGGTGCAGAGTGATTTGCCGTGGTGGCTGGTCTGCCGGGGGGCGATTCACAAGTTCCGCTGTGTGCCACATCTTACCGGGCGGCGCTTTGAGCACGGGGTGACGGACTGTTACACGCTGTTCCGGGACGCTTACCATCTGGCGGGGATTGAGATGCCGGATTTTCATCGTGAGGATGACTGGTGGCGTAACGGTCAGAATCTCTATCTGGATAATCTGGAGGCCACAGGGCTGTATCAGGTGCCGTTGTCAGCGGCGCAGCCGGGCGATGTGCTGCTGTGCTGTTTTGGTTCATCGGTGCCGAATCACGCCGCAATTTACTGCGGCGACGGCGAGCTGCTGCACCATATTCCTGAACAACTGAGTAAACGAGAGAGGTACACCGACAAATGGCAGCGACGCACACACTCCCTCTGGCGTCACCGGGCATGGCACGCATCTGCCTTTACGGGGATTTACAACGATTTGGTCGCCGCATCGACCTTCGTGTAAAAACGGGGGCCGAAGCTATCCGTGCGCTGGCCACACAGATCCCGGCGTTTCGTCAGAAACTGAATGAGGGCTGGTATCAGGTGCGCATTGCCGGGCGTGATGCAGGCGAAACCGAATTATCTGCCCGTCTTAATGAGCCGCTGGCAAATGGTGCCGTGATCCACATTGTGCCGCGTCTGGCGGGTGCCAAAAGTGGCGGTGTTTTTCAGGCAGTGCTGGGTGCGGCGCTGATTGCTACGGCAATCTGGATGCCGGGAATCAGTATCGCTTTCAGTGACATTCTCTTTTCTATGGGGGCAGCGATGACGCTTGGTGGTGTTGCACAGATGCTGGCTCCTAAACCCCAAACCCCCCGAACGCAGACAACGGATAACGGCAAACAGAACACCTATTTCTCCTCACTGGATAACATGGTTGCCCAGGGCAATGTTCTGCCTGTTCTGTACGGTGAAATGCGCGTGGGGTCACGCGTGGTTTCTCAGGAGATCAGCACGGCAGACGAAGGGGATGGTGGTCAGGTTGTGGTGATTGGTCGCTGATGCAAAATGTTTTATGTGAAACCGCCTCCGGGCGGTTTTGTCGTTTATGGAGCATGACGAATGGGCAAAGGAAGCAGTAAGGGGCATACCCCGCGCGAAGCGAAGGACAACCTGAAGTCCACGCAACTGCTGAGTGTGATTGATGCCATCAGCGAAGGGCCGATTGACGGTCCGGTGGATGGATTAAAAAGCGTGCTGCTGAACAGTACGCCGGTGCTGGACAGTGAGGGGAATACCAATATCTCCGGTGTCACGGTGGTGTTCCGGGCTGGTGAGCAGGAGCAGACTCCGCCGGAGGGATTTGAATCCTCCGGCTCCGAGACGGTGCTGGGTACGGAAGTGAAATACGACACGCCGATCACCCGCACCATCACGTCGGCAAACATCGATCGTCTGCGTTTTACCTTCGGTGTGCAGGCACTGGTGGAAACCACCTCAAAGGGGGACAGGAATCCGTCGGAAGTCCGCCTGCTGGTTCAGATACAACGTAACGGTGGCTGGGTGACGGAAAAAGACATCACCATTAAAGGCAAAACCACCTCACAGTATCTGGCATCGGTGGTGGTGGGTAACCTGCCGCCGCGCCCGTTCAATATCCGGATGCGCAGGATGACGCCGGACAGCACCACAGACCAGCTGCAGAACAAAACGCTCTGGTCGTCATACACCGAAATCATCGATGTGAAACAGTGCTACCCGAACACGGCACTGGTCGGCGTACAGGTGGATTCGGAGCAGTTCGGCAGCCAGCAGGTGAGCCGTAATTATCATCTTCGCGGGCGCATTCTGCAGGTGCCGTCGAACTATAACCCGCAGACGCGACAATACAGCGGTATCTGGGACGGAACGTTAAAACCGGCATACAGCAACAACATGGCCTGGTGTCTGTGGGATATGCTTACCCATCCGCGCTACGGCATGGGGAAACGTCTTGGTGCGGCGGATGTGGATAAATGGGCGCTGTATGTCATCGGCCAGTACTGCGACCAGGCAGTGCCGGACGGCTTTGGCGGCACGGAGCCGCGCATCACCTGTAATGCGTACCTGACCACACAGCGCAAGGCGTGGGATGTGCTCAGTGATTTCTGCTCGGCGATGCGCTGTATGCCGGTATGGAACGGGCAGACGCTGACGTTCGTGCAGGACCGACCGTCGGATAAGGTGTGGACCTATAACCGCAGTAATGTGGTGATGCCGGATGATGGCGCGCCGTTCCGCTACAGCTTTAGCGCCCTGAAAGACCGCCATAATGCCGTTGAGGTGAACTGGATTGACCCGAACAACGGCTGGGAGACGGCGACAGAGCTTGTGGAGGATACGCAGGCCATTGCCCGTTACGGTCGTAACGTCACGAAGATGGATGCTTTTGGCTGTACCAGCCGGGGGCAGGCACACCGCGCCGGGCTGTGGCTGATTAAAACAGAACTGCTGGAAACGCAGACCGTGGACTTCTGCGTGGGCGCAGAAGGGCTTCGCCATGTGCCGGGCGATGTCATTGAAATCTGTGATGATGACTATGCCGGTATCAGCACCGGTGGTCGTGTGCTGGCGGTGAACAGCCAGACCCGGACGCTGACGCTCGACCGTGAAATCACGCTGCCATCCTCCGGTACCACGCTGATAAGCCTGGTTGACGGAAGTGGCAATCCGGTCAGCGTGGAGGTTCAGTCCGTCACCGACGGCGTGAAGGTAAAAGTGAGCCGTGTTCCTGACGGTGTTGCTGAATACAGCGTATGGGGGCTGAAGCTGCCGACGTTGCGCCAGCGCCTGTTCCGCTGCGTGAGTGTCCGTGAGAACGACGACGGCACGTACGCTGTCACAGCCGTGCAGCATGTCCCGGAAAAAGAGGCCATCGTGGATAACGGGGCGCACTTTGACGGCGACCAGAGCGGCACGGTGAATGGTGTCACGCCGCCAGCGGTGCAGCACCTGACTGCCGAAGTCACCGCAGACAGCGGGGAGTATCAGGTGCTGGCGCGATGGGACACACCGAAGGTGGTGAAGGGCGTGAGCTTCCTGCTCCGTCTGACCGTAACAGCGGACGACGGCAGTGAGCGGCTGGTCAGCACGGCCCGGACGACGGAAACCACATACCGCTTCACGCAACTGGCGCTGGGGCGTTACACGCTGACAGTCCGGGCGGTAAATGCGTGGGGGCAGCAGGGCGATCCGGCATCGGTATCGTTCCGGATTGCGGCACCGGCAGCGCCTGTCACTATTGAACTGATACCAGGGTATTTTCAGATAACAGCGGTCCCGAAACTGGCTGTATATGACCCGACGGTGCAGTTTGAGTTCTGGTTCTCGGAAAAGCGGATTATCGATATCAGGCAGGTTGAAACCAGCGCGCGTTATCTTGGTACGGCGCTGTACTGGATAGCCGCCAGTAGCAATATTAAGCCGGGTTATGATTATTACTTTTATATCCGCAGCGTGAACACCGTAGGTAAATCGGCATTTGTGGAGGCCGTCGGTCGGGCGAGCGATGATGCGGAAGGTTATCTGAATTTTTATAAAGGGTTGATCAATAAAACGCATCTCGGCAAGGAACTGCTGGAAAACTTTGAGCTGACGGAGGATAACGCCAGCAAACTGGAGGAGTTTTCGAAAGAGTGGAAGGACGCTAACGATAAATGGAATGCCATGTGGGGCGTCAAAATTGAGCAGACCAAAGACGGCAAACATTATGTCGCGGGTATTGGCCTCAGCATGGAGGACGCGGAGGAAGGCAAGCTGAGTCAGTTTCTGGTTGCCGCTAACCGTATCGCATTTATTGACCCGGCAAACGGGAATGAAACGCCGATGTTTGTGGCGCAGGGCAATCAGATATTCATGAACGACGTGTTCCTGAAGCGCCTGACGGCCCCCACCATTACCAGTGGTGGCAATCCACCGGCATTTTCCCTGACATCAGACGGAAAGCTGACCGCTAAAAATGCGGATATCAGTGGCAGTGTGAATGCGAACGCCGGGACGCTCAACAATGTCACGGTAAATGAAAACTGTACGATTAAGGGCATGCTGGAGGCGACTCAGGTCAGAGGTGACTTCGTTAAAGCTGTATCCAAATCATTCCCGAAACAGGCTGGTACGTGGGGTAACACGGAAACACCAAACGGGACGGTTACAGTCACCATCAGCGATGATCATAACTTTGACCGTCAAATCATTATTCCGCCCATTATCTTTAACGGAATAGCGTATAGCGATCCGGGAAGTGGTAATAACCCGGGAGGTACAAGATACACGGGGTATGGTTTTGAAGTTCGCAAAAACGGTGTATTAATCGCATCCAGAGAAACTAAAGGGGCCATTCCCGGTAGCTACAGTGCGGTTATTGATATGCCGAGTGGCAGGGGAAGCGTCACTCTGGAGTTTAAGGTTTTCCATAAAGGCAATCAGTGGGCAGGTAATATCACCGACTGTACGGTGATTGTGACCAAAAAAGCCGCTTCCGGCATCAGTATTCGTTGAAATTGTTATAACCCATATAAGGGCACCAG